TATGTTTGTTGCTTGCACACCGTTTACATAAAGCGCACAATTTAAACTTTGATAAGCAACTGCTACTTTAATAATGCCAGCGTTTGCAACAACAGTCCTAATATCAACGCACGCACTTCCACCGACACCAGCATCAATTTGCAAACGCAATGTGTTTGATGCTAAACTCGTAAAACCTAAAAATACTCTATTTCCACTTGAGCCAACATCTATAAAGGTTCTCGCATTTAAGGCAGGAAGCTGTTTTATATCCACCTCCGCATAAATCGTCCCCTCGGTCTGCCCGATGCATCCGCTGACTACGCCTGATAGGGTTATGACTTCTGCGTTGCGTGTTGCCAATGCGGTTGTTGTGGGGATGTAGGAGGTGGCGATGGAGCCTATTTCGGTCTGCGCTCCCCAGCCGTAAAGGACATCCGTAGTTGTGCCAGTAAAGGTTGGAAGCCTTGTCGCTCCGCTTGTTTCAATTAACGCAATGGATATACCATTGCCCGTGGCAGAGCTTATGCAAGTGTTCGTGCATCTGCATCGATACCAACCATTCCCGTAATTTTCTATCCCTGCCGTTACAGTCGAACCAGTTACAAGTGCAACCGTTCCGAGTTCCAAGTCAAAATTCGCAAAGGTGTTCGCAGCAAACCTTGTTGCTGGCCAAGCAATTTGAATATACCTTCCGGCGTTGCCTGTTCCTCGCTTAAAAAAAGCACTTGATGTATAGACCGTTCCGCTTGTAAAAGTTATCGCACCGTCGCTTCCTACTTTTAGATGCGATGTGTTCCCGCTCGTTGGACTGATTGCGTTGGCCGTGTTCGTACCGTACGGGTCAAGTGTTCCCGTGGTTGCTGACACGGTTGTAACGTTTGCCGTTGCATCCGAACGCCATCCACTCGCAAGCCAGTTTTCGCTTTGTACGACCAAGTTGGTCGCAGCAGGCTCAACGAATAAAGCAGGGCAGCCACCGCCAAGAGGATAGTCCAACCTCGGAATCCCCGAAGCCACAACCTCAATCAATCCGCTTGCGTTGACCCTTGTCGCAGTCGTTGCACGGGTAACATTGAAGTCGCCCGATGCTCCCAATACCACACCGCCCGAAGTCGTTGCAACAGGGGTGTAGAGTTTGCCCGTCTTAAAGCGAGCAGGCACAAGGATTAGCGATGGTGTGGGCATTCTTAGAAGTTGTAGATGACTGCAAAGCGATTAAAGAGGCATCCATCAACGGCAGCCTCGGCAGCGGTTGCTCCGTCAGCGGTCGCCCTTGCGTTGAACAAGGCCCACACCCCAGCAGCAACGCCACCTTGGAGCATATTGGTCGGGTAGCCGTAGCCGTAACCTATCAGCATCTTAGAGGAAGGTGTAACCGATGACGGAACCTGCGCTTGGATTGACGGCAGTAATCTTACCGCCATTGCGTCCTGAAATCACGATACCAGCGGAAATAGAAGCCCCCGAAAAGTTGTAAGCGGTTAGCAGGTTCTCGCTTCCAGTTCCTGTAAGGGTTGTGAAGGTCGCAGCGGTGTTGACTACAAGGAAGTCGTAGTTTTTCCCGGTAACGGATCCATTGATAAACTCCATCGTACCACCTTGGCCGAGCATTTGTTGCAATATGGGTGTAGGCATTTTTTAGCGTTTAATTGTAAATGTCTTTTAAGTTGGAATTTCACAAACCGAATGACCGTAGGGGATTTCAAAAGTCATCGTCGCCTGCCACCCTGCCGTGCGGTCATCTCGGCTCTCTACGAACCTCGTAAGGTTCACGGTGGACGAGAGATTCCAGTCCTCGTTCGGGTCGTTTGTAAGCGACGATATGAAGTCCTGTGCTACCTGCAGTTGGTCGCTTAGGACCTCATCCTCGTTATCCTGCCAACCCAACGTAGGGCTGCCTGAAACCACTCCGCCCATCGGCTTAATGGACTCAACACGGTCAGAAAAGTAAACCCCAACCACCAAGTCCAAAGTGCCAGCGTCAGTATTTGCAGACTGAACGTCCGCAAAAACGAGCGGATAGACGATACGCTCACGGCTTGGGGTTCGCAGGTTGATGGTGTTGTCCGTGCCTACCGCAAGAGGGTCGCCCGTCCCGAACGAGTTGACCTGAGGATGAGCATTTGCAAGGTCCAAGAGAGCCTGCTTGATTTTTATCCATGACATAAGTCTGCAGTTTCAGTATGTTTTTTTTATGCGCTCCCATGCTTAGCAGTCGTTACACGCCCCGAATTGACCGTAGGGGTAGGGGTAGTCAAGGTTGCTGATTCCCATCCTCCTGTTGCGGTCCAAGACCATCCCAGTTCGGTAGTTCGTAGCGTTCGGGTAGATGGTATCCAACGCAGAAGGAGGCGAGTTCCAAAGCGGATAGGAATTGCGGTTTTCCATGAGGTACCGGGTAATGCGTTCGGAATACCACTCGGCATCGTTCTTGACCTTATCGGTCAGCCGGGTGATTTCTTCCATGCTCATTTGGGAGGATTCCTCGCTCGTTCTGCGGACCATGCCCTTGTTCATGTACTTGAAGGCTAAGACCATGGGCAACTCGTAGTAAAGCCACTGAATCATAGCCGGCTGAATGTAGTCCTCCAAGAGCGTTTGGTTGAGTGCAGAGGTTGAACCGCTGACGACCTGCGTAACCAATTCCCCGTAGAGTGCAGAGCCAACGATTGGCTGAATCCGCATCTCTTGGACCTTGACAACCGTTGGGCGTATCTGGGTGTAGGATACGTTCTCGTTGATGATGCTCTTGTCCAGTAGCGTTTCTTCGCTTATAAAGAGTGCCTTCATGCCTTCGTAATTTTATTGCCTTTGCGGATTACAAGTTGCTGCTCCCATACGTGCCTGCATTGTGGTCTATTCACTCCGCTCGGTGTGTGATACCAACCGCCCCTCCTGTTCCAAACGGAATATCCCATAATTGCAGAAATCCCGTCGATGTCCTCCCTCGTGTAAACCTTGCCTTGCCCGGCCAAGTCAAGCATCACCTTGCAGAACTCACGGCTTGAACCTTTGTCCTTGTTGCTGAACCCCGTGGCCCATGCGTACTTGTAGCGGACCTCCAGTACAGGCTCTGCAACTTCCTTCACGTTCTTGGGAAGGTTCTGCTCGGCAATCTTGTCGACGGCCCTGCTGATTGGGTAGCGGTCCTTTGTGATTAGGTAGGCGACTCGCTTGGCGACCTTCGCCTTGCTGACCCCAAACTCCTTGGCCATTTCTTCAACCGATGCATCCCGGTTCTTCTTGCGGTAGGCTTCAATCTTCAGGTCCAATTCTTTTTCTTCTTCGCCCAGTTCGGCAAAGGCCAAACGGATGTTTTCGTCGATGTTGGTGTCAAACCGCATCGGCTTGGAGTGCATCACATGGTAGTCGTCGGCATGGCACCCGAACTTGCTTGCAACGACCTCCAAGACCTTAAATTCTTCTTCGCCCCATCCGTAGTCCTCGTCCTCATCGGGTTCGCTGAACTCTTGGGACTGCACTCCGAGCATCGTGTCAATCTCTTGGGCAGACAGGCCGAAGCCAGCCGAGAGCATAGTCCGAGCCATTTCCAGCGTGATTTTCTCCTGCATATACTGACGCACGATACGCATCAGGTTTTGATACTCACGGCCCGATAGTTTCTTGATGTTGTCATTGCTCTGCAAGGCTTCCACGGCTTGCGGTTGCTCGTCGGGTTGGGGATTAGGTCCAACCACGTCGGCAGGTTTCTCAAGCGGTTGCAGACCTGCTTTCTCACGCAGTTCGTCTTGGGTCATTATCTGCAAGAGGGCTTGTTCGCTTAGTCGCTCGGTGATTGGTTCCACCGGGATAAGTTCCATACCCTCAACGCCATTGAAGGATCCCAAATAATTGATCATCCGTTCCACTTTGCGCACCCGGTCGTTGACGTAGGTGGCTTTGAATAACTCGTAAGCCTCTACTAATTCAGTCCTTCCTCCGAGTTGGCCCTCGGTTTTGACACCGAATAACGCTGGATTCGTTACACGATGTGCGATGAATATCTCTTGCTGGATGGCCTTGTTCAGTATCTCGAACTGCTTGTCCATATCGGACGGAGTC